TATCACAACTCGGCCGCATCGGGTGGCGCCGCGCTCTCGCTGGCGAACCTCGATCAGTTCCTCAACAACATCACCAAAAAGTCCGGCACTACCTACATCATGGTGCCATTCGTCTCGTTGCCGCTTTGGATCCAGGCCGCGCGCACGTCAACGCTCACCGGCTTTGTGATGCAGACGTGGGATGAAGTCGGAATGCCAAAGATCAGCTACAGCGGTCATCGCCTGCTGTGGGGCTACCCGAAGGACGATCAGGTGCCGGTGTTGCAGTTCAACGAAGTCGCCACCGGCGGCGGATCGGCCGTTACCGGCTCGCTCTACGGGCTCACTCTCGGCGAGGGCATGTTGCGCGGCATTCAAGTCCGCCCGCTCACCCCGGAGGACGTCGGCTTGCTGCAAGATCGCAAAACCTACCGCACGCATATTTCGTGGGACATCGGCTTGGTCGATGAACACAAGTACTGCCTCGGCCGGCTCGATAGCTGGACGAACGCGGCAATCGTCGCCTAACGGAACAACGCGCCGCAAAGGAACCCGACTATGAAACTCATTAATCCAAATCGGCCGTGTGTCAGCCGGCGCGCAAAGCTGATTGGCATGTCGGATACGTCGCAAGCGGCGTTGATGATGTTGCAGGGCGATCGAACCTACTCGTTCGACGCTAATCTGGCGCTCGCGGACGGCTCCGCCTCGGTCACGGCAACCGGATATGCGCAGTTTGCCGGTTCTGACGGCATCGTGGATCTCGGCGGCAATCAAAACGTCACGATCACGCTGCCCTCGATCGCGGACGTCTCCACCATTACCCCGCAACAGGCGCGCGCCGATTTCGTCGTCGTGCTCGATGTGACGGCGGTCACGACTAGCGGCACGGCATCCGAAAAGGTCATCGTCGTTGGGTCGAACGATCCCGCGTTTGGCGCCGGCAAAACGATCCAACTCGGCATGATGGAATTTGGTGCGATCGTCTCACAGGAACAGCCGAACGGGTTTGTCACCGCGGCGCCGAATGCCGTGGGCGGCTCGCGCTACGAGATCCTGTGCTCGAGCGAACAGAACAACGTCAAGTATCAGTACGTTAAACTCTACAACGTCATCGCGAACAGTGGCGCGATCACCTACAAGGCGTTCGTCGCCGTTCTTCCGGAGCCATGATGGATATTCCGCCGAACAAACTGCTGCCGCAGGATAAGGTCGTCGTTTACGACCACGGCCCTGCCGACGCGCCTTATGAGCCGCCGGTCGAGCTCACCATGCACGCGGTTGACGCAAAGCAGGCGATCGACACCGATCCGATCCGCTACTGGCTCGATCCGCACAACACTTCGCCGGCAGCGAGCGAGACTGATGCCGAACTATATCCGGAACCGCCAGAGACTATGGCCGGTCCAGTTCCGGCGGAGGCGCCGATCGATACGGTGCATCCCGACGAATTGTTTGCAGAGAGATCAAAAGAATGAGCGGCGCAATTCAACAGATGGTCGAGGATCTCGGCACACTCAAAGTGTGGCTGTGGGACATCGGCCCGCGCAAGCCGCTTCCGCCTAAGCGTCCGACCGTTCCAGTCGGAAAGACCGGCGATCCCGAATACGATCTCTTGATGGTCGAGTTCAAAGAGGGGCTCGAGGATTACGAGGCCGCGCTGAGAGCCTATAGCAAGGCCAAGAAAGAACACGCCGAGTGGGCGTCCAAGATGGGCGGCGCCATCGAGCTCGAAATGTGGACGTGCGACGCGACCGATGCGCTCTCTCGCGATCCAAACCGCTATTACATTAGCTCGCGCACGCGCGGCCATGAAAAGACACCGAACCGCGGGCTTCCGTCGCAAGTGAAGGAAGGTCACGGCCAGGCCGATCTAGAACGGCGGCGGGCCGAACAGGATGTCGATCTCGAGGCCGCACGCCGGTCTGATCCGATCTTTGGACAACAGGAGCTCCGATAATGAACATGAAAAAATGGATCCTTGCAGGGGTCGCCGCGATCGGGCTCGCTGGTCTGATCGGATTGCCGTCTACTCAGCCGGCACAAGCTGCAACGGCGCTGATGTGTCAGGGCGATGTGTCAGGCGCCACGACCGGCACCCGCACAATCGGCGGCACCGGCTCGGCAGTACCAAGCGGCACGCTCTACACGCTTAACGGCCAGGGCTGCGCCCTGGTCGCGCAAGCTGACATTGGATATTTCCAATCACAGGGTTTCACACAGGCCGCGTCTCAAAATTCGATCTTGTACACGAGCGGCGTTCAAACCGGCACGACCGATCTTGTGATCGGCAATCTGCCCGCGAATGCCTACGTTCAACAGATTATCATCGTGAATGCGACCGCAAACGCGGTCACCGGCGGCGTTTCAATCGGTTCAACGGCGAATGGCACGGACATCGTAGCGGCAGCGGCGTGCGCAGCCAACTGCGTTGCGAATGCCACGATCGTCAAAGCTGCATTCTCGACAACTGCCGCAACAGCATTACACGCCGCGGCCGTCACCGCTTGGAACAGCGCGAACGTCACAATCACCGTAGTCTACGGGTTCTTCTAGGCGCGCGCCGGACTGGCCCGCCTCCCCTGCCGTCTGACGCAGCCTTGACCGCCGGTATCTCAAGCCGGCGGTTTTTTTCTGGTCAGTGCGTTGCGGGCGGTGGCTGTGAGCATAGGGTCGCGAGCATGAAACAGATCGGCCGTAAGGGGCGATGATGTGGCAGTCCTCACCGTTACCGAATACAAGGATATGCTTTCCATCCCGAACAACCCTGCGCAAATTCCGCTCGAGCCTGCACTCGCGGAGCAAAGCCTTTCCGTTACAGGGGGCAGCGTAGTGTCTACGGCTTTCAACCCACAGACCCGATATGTGCGGCTCAACATGGATAGCAGTGGGGCTTGTTCCGTGTCGTTTGGGACGGCGCCGACTGCGATTACGGGTTTCGGTCGATTGTCGCCTAACCAAACCGAATATCGAGGCATACCGGAAGGCCGCGCGTTCAAAGTCGCTGTGATCGGCATGGCGACCTAGAGGAGCTCCGATGGACGATCTAGGCAACCAGATTGACGGCTTCTCACGGTTCCTCGAGGTTCTCGCGGATCCGGAGGCGTTCAAGGCCAAGGTCGCCGAGCTCAAGCAAGCCCATGACGATGCAATGGCGGCATTGCAGGAAGCGGTCGAAGCACAACACAAGCTGCAAGCCGATCTCGACGCTGCGCAAATCGACCTGAAAAATGCCGAAGTCGCGCGCGCTCAAATCGATGAAGTAGCGCGCAAGAGCAAAGAAACAACCGAACGTCAGGCTGCAATCGAGCGGCAATCCGCGGATCTCGCCGCAAAATCCTTGGCGGCCGATCAGGCAATGCAGACACGCGAGAACACCATAACGGCGAATGCCAACGCTCAAGCTGCACGCGAGGACAATCTAAAAACCCGCGAGGAAGCCTTAAAGGCGCGCGAGGACACACACGCCGCTGCGGTCAATTCCTTTGAGGATCGGATCAAACAATTCCGGGCGATAGCCGGATAAGAGGAGAGCACAATGCGCGGTCGTACTTACGAGGCCGGTTTTGACACGATCACGATCGGCACCGCTGTCCAAGATATTTTCTTCCTGTTCAACAGCGCGTCGAACGGATCTCAGATCCATAATATCCATCTTGCGGCGGCTGGCGTCACAACCGCGGCACAGATCCGATTGCGGCTCAAGCGCGGATTGCCGACTAACACCGCCGGATCAGGCGGCACCGCACCAACCAAAAACGCCGTCGATAGCGGCGACACGAAAGCCGCACAGGCCACGCTTCGGGCAAACGATACGACACAAGCAACCACGACCGGCAACGGTTCCGTGTTCGTCATGCTGCTTTACGATAACTGGAACGTGCTTCTGCCGTTCGACTACATGCCAGGTCCGGAAGATGAGGATCGCGAAGGCATTCTAGTCAGCGAGGCTTTATGCCTGGATCTCCCCGCAACCATCGTCGCGACCGTCGTGTCCGGCTACATCAAATGGGCAGAAGTTCCATAAGATGGATCTAGCGCAGATCATCACACCGCGCCATGCGGTACGCGAACAGGCACAGCATGAATTGTATCTACAGTTCATGCACCTGTGCGCCGACGAACAGGCATCGACGGAAATGATCGCCGGTGCCTGTATCAATGCGCTGATTACGGTCTGCCATCGGATGCACATGAATGTTGGCGATGCGGAAATGCGGTGGGACAATCTGTTTGGTCAGGGCAAAGAGCTCCTAAAACAACGGTTCAACAAAAAGATCGTAATGTGAGGGCGCATGGCGAAGATATTTCGGCCGCGACGCCCTCATATCGTTGTCACGGTTGACGCCTCACTTACTGATCCGTGGATTAATCTTGATGGGCGACTAGGCGCATCAGGCGGCGCCGCGCAATATCCAACACTCCTAAACGAATATCCTATTGCTTCACCGCCCGGTCGGCGCGTGCGCTGGCCCGAGACTGGCGGGACGCAACCGCCCTGGATGGTCGCCGGCGTTGATTATCGTGTTGGCGTTAGGGCAGGGGCCACTCCTGCTGCTGTGTCGGATAGTTCTGGAAATGCCACAGGGCCATTCAATACGTTTTTGACGAACAACAGCGGGAGCATGAACACCGCCGCAAAGACCATTTCGTTTGTGAACGCGGTCAGTCTAATTAATCTCACAAACAGTGGTCAGGGTTGGGATTTTACGACACCAAGCGGTACGGGCGGAACGGATAACGGATGGCTCGTTCTCTTTGATAATTGTTCCGGCGGCGTGCGAATTTATGATTGCAAGTTCATTCAGCTTCACACAGGGGGTGGTGGCAGCTCTTGCATAAAGTGTATCAACAATACGGATAACGTCGATATTCAATGGTGCAATCTTGATGCGTCTAGTTTGTAGTAAGCGGTTTCATTGCGATGTTCTCTTCGTACACCAGCATGACCGTCCAATATAATTGGATGGAAAACACCGGACAGCAATTTGTTTCACATACGAACAACGCTGGTCTGATTTACAAATATAATCTGCTTGTGAACGGTAGCCGATTTGGCGATAGCGTCGAGCATTTGAATTTCCTGATTAATAGCGGGCCAGGGCTCAGTATCACCAATGTCGATAGCGGCGCCGGTGGGGTCATCCGGATTACAATCAACACCCCTGTTACTGCCGACACTGTGTTGAACAATGGCGATAGTGTTTACGTTGGGGCTGTTGTCGGAACTGTTGGATCAAATTCGCCGGATGGTTCG